CAGATCGAGCGGTACTCGCCGCCGGCGAGGAGCATCTCGTCGGTGTCGCCTGTTCCCTCCTGGTACGCGCGGATCGCCGACTCGACGTGGGGGACGCGGAACGTCATGCGCCCGCCGTCGACGACCTTCGCGGCCCACGAGCGGACGCGCTCGACCGCCTTCGGCGTCGGCGTCCTCGCGAGCGCGTCTCCCGTATCGAGCACCTCGAGCGAACCGTCGGCGTTCGACGCGACCCAGGCGTTGAAGTCTCTCTCTTGCATGATGTGTCTCCGTCAGAGTTTGACGATCTGCGCGTCGAGCTCGCCCGTCGCGATCGTCGCGATGATCCGCTTCACGACGTAACTGTAGCCGACCTCCTCGAGATGCTGCGAGCCGGCGTCGTCGAGGAGCGTGAGCGCGTCGAGCCGCGCGTAGTCCGCCATCACGGCGATGTCAACGACCGTCGAGTCGTTCTTGCCGACGACCCACGACCGGGCCTCGGATCTCGTCGCGGCCATGTCGTCTGGATCGACCTTCGGATGCGTCACGGAGAAGAGGAACGCGAGATCCTGCGTCGGATAGCCGAGCGAGATCCACCTCGCGAGCACGTCGTCCCGAAGATCCGTCGCGCCCTCGGACCAGTCGCTCGGAGCCGCGGGTCCGCCGTTTGTGCCAGAGTTGAGCCAGATCACCACGCGACCTGTTCCGCCGCCGGAGATCTGCCGCTCGCGCAGTTCGCGCAGGTAGGTCGTGAGGGTTCCTCCCGCGCCGGTGATCCCGTCGACGAGCTGCGTCGTCGTCGCGCCGCCGTAGTTCTGGATCTGCGTGACGGCGAATCCCTTGCGACGCACGAACGCGGAGAAGAAGAGGAAGCCCGCCGGAGCCGACACGCTGTCGGGGTAGAGCGTGCCACCGGAGCCGCCGGCGTTGTACGGTGAGCACTTGATGTCGCTCGTGCGCGCAGGGTTCGCACCGATCTCGGTCTCGGCCACGGCGTATCCAAGCGTTCCCGTATTCGTGAGGAACTTCTCGGCTGCGAGCGTCGTGTAGGGCGACGCGTCGATCGTCCACCGATTGACGAAGTATCCGCTTCCGGTCGCGAACGTCACGTAGCCAGTTCGCGCGACCCAGTTCTCCGAGGGCGGCGTCGGGCACGCGGCCTGGATCTCGATCGAGAAGTTCGTGGTTGAGTCGTTCGTGCCGGTGCCGTAGTAGATCCACTCGACGCCGTAGTCGCCGGTTCCAGTTCCAGAGTAGGGCCGCATCGCGCCGGCGTTCTTATTCCAGATATCGTCGATCGCGGAGAAGCCCGCTCCCGAACCTGCGGCGAGCCAGGCGACGCCGCTCGTCTGGCCTGTGTATCGACCAGGGAATGCCGCGATGCCAACGGTCGTGTGCGAGCCGATTGCGGCTCCGACGCTGCCGCCCTGCGCGGCCGGATAGATCCCGGTTCCGTAGAGCGTCGCGCCGTGCGCGACCATCTGCGAGTTCCACGCGCGACCGTAGCCTCCATTAAATCCGGCGTTGGAGTCGCCGCAGACGACGATGTCCACCGAATCGCGACCGGCGATCGCGTCTCGGATGAACGACCCCGCGCGACTCGATCCGAACTCGCCACCGAACACCTCGACGCCCGTCGCGGCGGAGCTGATCGGCATCGCGAAATCGGCGACGATGAACGGCTGCGTCGTCTCGGCCGTCTGGTACTGGACCTTGATGAAACGCTTGCGACCGCGGAGGTCGAGGTCGTAGACCAGTCGCGGGACGTTGGTCTGAGGCAGGGACGATGCCGGAGTGAACGCCGAGCCAGCGACCGACGCCGCGATCTCTGAGAACGTCACGCCATCATCCGACTCGAGCAAGCGGTTCGCTCCGTCGGTCGCGTCGAGCGCGACCTCGGTGTTCGCCATGCACGAGATACGCGCGTGCCGAAAGCCGCGCGTGTCGAGGATCGCCTCGAGCGCGCTCGTGCCATCAAGTCCCAGGGCGATCGGAATCGTCGAGTCGGCGGTTCGCATAAAGGCTCGAACGGCGTTTCCGCCGCCCGAGCCCGAGAGAGAGAGTGTGGATCAGATCGCGGCGAGGTGCGCCGCGCCGATCTCGGAGGCGCTCGTCTTGCCGTCGGCCGGGAGGCCGAGGTCGACGGTGATGATCGCCTGCGTCGTCGTGTGCGGGGTGAACGTGACCTTGAGGTAACGCTTGCGGCCGCGGAGATCGACGTCGTAGACGAGTCGCGCGAGCGAGGTCGAGGCGGTCGCGCTCGACGGCGTGTACGCCGTGCCGGCCGCCGCCGCGTCGATCGCGGTGAAGTTGGTGTTGTCGTCAGACTCCTCGAGCTTGTTGTTCGCGGTCGTCGTCGAGATGCCGCCGCTCGTGTTGCTGAGGCAGACGATGCGGGCGAAGGAGAAGCCCTTGGTGTCGATCGACGCGGTCGCCTGCGACGCGTTGGTCGCGGAGATCGCGGCGAGCTGGATGGTGCTGTTCTGGCGCATGGGGATTCCTTGCGTGTGAGGCGGAGGGGATGGGCGCGGCGCTACTGCTCCGCCGCGCCCCGTCTATCAGAGGGTCATCTTCACGAGCGCGCCGGTCTCGGTCGCGTCGCCGACGTTCGCGCAGACGATGTCGAAGCGCTCGGTGCCGCGCACCGCGAGCTCATCCTGCTCGAACGCGTTGAGAGCCGAGTCGCTGAAAGCGATCGAGGTCTCGCGGCGGTCGCCCATGATGCAGCCCTGACGGAGGTCGCCGATGAACGCGAAGGTCGCGCCGCCGGACTCGGTGACGGGGATCACCTGCGTGAACTCGACCGGGTAGCCGAAGAACTGCGGAGCCGCGCCGCCCGCGATCTCGGCAGCGGTGACGCCGCCGGCCGCGAGCGCGAGGCGCTCGAAGATCGCGTGGAACGCGGCCTTCGAGGTGTAGATCTTGATGTTCTGCCGCTGCGCCGCCCAGGCGGGAAGCTTGCGGAGACCGGCGTGGAGCTCGGCGAGCGTGACGCCGGCGTAGGTCGTCGCGCCGCCGTCCGAGACCTGGTAGGTCGCGTCGGTGAGCGCGTTCTCGAGACCGACGATGCCGCCATAGGTCGAGGTGCCGTCGCCGAGGAAGCCGCACTCGTCCTCCTTGCGGGCGAACGCGTAGGCGATCTCGCCGGCGACGTCGTCGCCGAGGTTCACGACCGCGTCCTCGGAGAGCTCCGACGAGACGGTCGTGAGGACGCCGAGCTTCTTCGCAACGAGCGTGATCGAGTCGAAGACCTGCGTCGACTCGGTGATCGGCGAAGCCTCACCGACGAAGTACGCGGTGAGCGTGGACTTCCGCTTCGGGATGCGCTTGACGTCCGAGCTCATCGGCTTGATCTGCGCGTTGCGGCGGAAGACGCCGTACTGCTCGCGGAGGGTGATGAGCTCCGAGTCGAACTCGTCCGGCACCAGGAAGCCGCCGGCGGAGTTGATCCCCTCGACGTGCGCCTTCGTGCGGATCACGGGGATGCCGTTCTTCGCGCAGAACTCGGCCGACTTCTTGTGGCCCATCGCCGCCATGCACCAGGTGCCGAAGCGGAACGCGCCGAGCTTGCCGGCGTCGTCGTGCGTGAAGTTCTTGAGACGGCCGTAGGTCTTGATGCGCGGGAGCTCGAGCTCGGCGCGGACGGCGGGCGACTTCGGCGCGAACTCGCCGAACGCGGCCTTGACCGACTTCGCGACGGTCTCGGCGATCTTCTCCTCGGTCATGGTGGGCTCCTCGTTCATCTCCTGCTCGACCTCTCCGGCGGCAGGCATCAGGTGGACGTCGATCGACTCGGGGTCGATCGCGACGCCGTCGGCGTCGGTGATCATGTACGAGCCGAGGAGGAGCTTCTTCTGCTCGATCGCGCCGGCTTCGCCTTTCTGCTTCGCAGCGGCGGCGAGCGCCTTCTGGAAGCCTTCAATGGTCATGGTCTTCATGGGGTTGATCCGTTCCGCTCGCGCTCGTCGACGTAAGGAACGCTTGCAGGCACCCGCCGTAGGTCGTTCGCCCGTCTCAGAGGTAGAGCTTGCCGCGCGCCTTCGCGATCCCGCGGAGGACGGCGGCGTCGATGCTGATCGGCGCGGCGCTCTTCGCGCGTGAGGGCGCGGGAACGGGCACCGAGACGACGACGCGCCGCGGTGCCTCGACGCCGAACCACCGCTTGCACGCGGTCGGCGACATGAGCCCCTTCTTGACGGCCGTGATGAGCGCGGCGGGATTCGCCTGGAGCGGCGCGAGCGAGACCTCGAGGAGCTTCCACCGCGAGTAGATCGTGTGGACGGCATCGCCGTACTTCTTCTTGTCCGCGTCGAGCGCGCGGCGCATCCCGCCGTCCTCCGGCACGTAGCCGACGGAGACGGCGTTGCAGACGCCCTGCCCGACGAGCGCCGCCGCGACCTCGGGGAAGAACTCTCCCGCGTAGCCGTCGGGCTTGACGGCGAAGGTGAACTCGCCGCGGATCTCGCGCTCGCCGCGCTTGAGGCCGTTGCAGCGTCCAACCGGAAGCGCGTAGTCGTGGTTCCAGAAGAGGGTGGGGTTCTGCTCGAACTCGCGCGAGTTCATGCCCGCGGGGATGAGGACCTCGCCGTCGCGGTCGATCGTCTCCGCCGTGATGATCGCCGAGAAGCCCTTCGCGGTCGCGGCGATGTCTGCGGCGAGCGCCTTGCGGTTCATGTTCATGGTCAGCCTCCGATCCCGAGCTCGCGCTCGATGTCCGTCGCGATGTCCTCGAGATCCTGGCGAAGTCGCGGCTGCAGCGAGCACCGGCAGTTCGGATGCAGCGGCGGCCCCTGGATGTCCTCGTAGTCGAGCTTCATCTCGCCGCCGTCCGCGCCGACGAGGACGGAGCCCTTCGCGTAGAACGACTCGCCGAGGCCGACCGCGTTCTTCGAGAACGCCTTCGACGCCGCCTCGCAGAACTCGCAGGGGTCGGGCGCGAGGAGCCAGGTCTTCCCCTCGACGACGCCGGTCGCCTTCCACGCCTCCACCTCGGCCGAGCGCGTCGCGCGCTGCGCCTCGGTTCGCGCGACCGTGATCGCGCGGTTCCGGACGAGGCGGTCGGCGTCGCCCTTCTCGCCGGCCCACTCCTGGACGCGGTTCGCGAGGTCGGGGATCGTCTCGCCCTTCTCGATCCCGTCCTCGAGGAGATCGCGGATTCGGACGGACGTGTAGCCGTTCACGCTCGAGCCGGCGACGCGCGCGAGGCGCGTCGATTCGGCCTGCGTGTAGGCCGCGAGATCGTCCTTGTTCGGGGTGAAGGTCGGCGCTCCCTCGACCTTGGCGACCGTCTCGAGCCCGAGAGAGACGCCCGCCTCGAGCGCGTCGCGGATGAACGGGCGGAGGGAATCGACGAGCGCGGCGTCCCATCGGTTCGACGCGATGAGCCGCTCTACCTTCGCGATCATCTCTCGCGACGGGCGCTCGGCCTTGCGGATCTCGCGGACGACGGCGGCGACCTGCGCCGCGAGCACCTCGGAGACGCCGCGCGCGACGAGCTTCTCGCGCTCGGTGATCTCCTCGAACTCGCGCTCGGCGTCCTCCTTCGACGCCTTCGTCCAGAGGTCGGACGCGGCGACCTTCTTCGTCTTCGGGCCGCAGCATCCGCACGGCTTCGCGGCCTTCTCGCCGCGAGCGCGGTCGAACTCCTCGACCTTGCGACGAGCCCACGCGAATCCCTCGTCGCCTCCCCATCCGTTCCATGCCTGCCATCCCGGTCCCAGCTCGTCCCAGGTCTCGCCCTGCTTGTCCACCTCGTGGCGCTCGAAGTACGCGAGCATCCGGCGAATCGTGTCCTCGGACAGGTTCTCGCGGTTCGCGAGGTTTCGCGCGCGAGCGATGCCGACCTCCGTCATGCCGCGCTGCGACTCGGGCTTCTCGGCGCGGACCTCGAGCGCGCGTCGCGCGTTGTCGGCGACCGCCTGCGGCGGGCGCGTGTCGATGTCCTCGAGCGCCTTCGTCTTCGATCCGCCACACATCGAGTACGCGGCGGCGACCGCCTGGTCCTGACCGTAACCCTCCGCGATGAGGATCGGGATGGCACGGGCGACGCAGTCGTCGACCGACTCGCCTTCGCCGCGCGTCACCTTGCCGGCGATCGCGTCCGTCTGAACGGGAGCCGGCGCAGGCTGCGGGACGATCGGAGAGAAGATCGCCTCGATCGTCTCGGCTGCGATCGTCGGGAACGCTGCGGCCGCGATCGACTTCGCCGTCTCGAGCGGCAGTTCACCGAGCTGCACCGACTTCGCGAGATCGACGAGGCTCGTGATCTGCGCTCCGTTGAGCGCGGTATCGGCGACCGTATCGACCGCGGCGGGAATCTCCTCGACCGGCGCATCGGTCGGCTCCGTCGCGACGGGCTCCACGACGGACGGGGTGGACGGCGCGAGCGGCGTCGCGACCTGCGCGGCGGTTCCGAGCGGCTGACCGTTGACGAGCGGCTCGTCGGCGAGCGCCTCCTCGACGGGTTCGAGCCCCTCCTCCGCGCGCGCTTCATTGATCGTGAGGATGCCGCCTGCGACGAGCGTCTGACGGCGCGTGAGGTTGAAGGTCTTGTCCTCGGGAATCGGGTTGTCGTACGCGAGGAACGCGTCGCCCTCGATCCCGAAGAGCGGGACGAGGCGCTGGTTCAGCTCCTCTTCGTCCATCCGGAGGAGCGGGAGCACCGTCGTCTCGCGCCACATCGCGTAGCCGGTCGTCGCGCTCGCGAGGTTCGGGTCGTTCGCCTTCAGCATCGAGACGGGCACGCCGAAGACGGCGGCGATCTCCTCGACGACCTCCTCGCGGCCGGCGAGATCCTTCGGCGGGAACTGGAGCGGCTTGAGGTCGAGTTCCGCTGTCGCCGTGATGAAGCGGCCCGAGCGACGCGAGCCGCGGAGCTTCTCGTCGATCGCGGCCTCGAGGCGCTCGAGCTCGTCGGGATGCGCATCGCCCTTCACCGTGAGGAGCCAGTCGGGACGCGCCTTGTTCGAGAAGAAGTGCAGGTCCATCTCGTGGATCTGCTCATTCTGCATCGCGACGCCCCACGCTGCCTCGAGCTTGCCCTGCCCGTACCAGAGGTTCGCGGGGTTCGGGCGCTTGAAGTGGATGATCTCGTCAGGCGTGAAGAACGCGCGCGACTCGCGGCGCGGCCCGTAGAGGTAGCCGTCGACGAACTGCTCCTTGCCCGGCACGATCTCGACGTGCTGCGATGGAAGCGTCCACATCTCGACGGGAATCCCGAGCCGCTCGTCGATCACGGGATGGAGGTACGCGTTCCCCGTGAGCTCGCCGTAGAGGACGCGCAGGACCGCGGCGTCGAATCCGTTCTGGTACGGGTTCGCGCGCGAGAGGAGCTCGAGGATGGGATGCGATTCCTCGACGACCTCGAAGTCGCTCGCGTACTCGGCGACCTTCCGAATCACGTACTGCGACGGGTTCCGCGCGCCGTCGCCCGCGAGGTACGCCTTGCGCCGGCGGTCGACGCCGCGCGTACGCCAGAGCTTCGTTCCCGCGCTGCGGTTCCGGACGTAGAGGCGGAGCGGCGTCGACGCGACGGCGGTCGCGTTGAGGTTCGCGGCGGCATAGATCCAGGACGCGTAGCGGCGGACGGCGGCGTCGTGCGAGAACGGCTGACGCAGTTCCTGACCCGCGGCGGCGACGACGCCCACGCTCGACGCGCGGACCTTCTCGTTGGTAAAAGCCGCCTTGATTCGCGCGAGTAGGTTCATTCAAAAGACTCGGATGTTGAGCGGTCGCCGCGTGCGCCGCGCCAGGACCGCGAGCGCCAGAGCGCATACGCCGTCGTCGTGACCGACCGTCGCCTCGTACGAGACCGTCCTCCCCGAGTATCGGAAGCCGAACGCCTCGAGTTCCGCGCGCAGCCACCCGTCGGGGAAGCGGATCTCGCGCGTCTGGATCGCGAGTTGCAGTCCCTCCATGAGCTGCTGCTTGCTCGACGAGGTGAACTTGAAGCCCTCGGCTCGCCGGCAGACCTTGCGGAGATCCTCGACGATCGGGTCGCCGACGCCCGTCGAGTCGATCTGCGCCGCCGTCTGACCGATGAGACGGGCGAGCCGTTCGCGCGTGACGGACCACGGTCCCTGCCACCGCTCGAGCCGGCAGACGCGGCCTTCGGCGTCGAGGCCGACTGCGACGGTCCAGTCCTGCGACTTCGCGAGGTCGACGCCCCACGCCTCGGGCTCGGCGGTCGAGAGTTCGCCGAGGCACTCGCGGATCGCGTCGAGGCCGAACGGGTTCCCGCCGTCCTCCGCCGGAACGCCCTCGAACTCCTGCGCGAAGATCTCGGGCGGGAGCGATCGTCGCGCGGCCTCGATCTCGTCCGGGGCGAGGAACGGGTTCCGCGCCGAGCCGATCCGAAACGCGCGCCAGTCTCCGGACTCGTCGGCTTCCGCCTCCTGGTAGATCCTGTGGAAGTCGCCCGTCCCCTTCGGCGTACCGAGGAAAAGCGCGCGGCCCTTGCGGTCGGCGAGCGTCGCGCGGATCGACGCGCGCCATGCCTCGAGGAGCCGAGGCACAAAGCCCGCCTCGTCGATCACGACCAGGTCGTACGAGCGGCCGCGGCCGGAGTCGACGTCCTCGAGCGTCCAGAAGTCGATCGCGCCGCGCGTCGCGATCTCGAGCCGCTTCTCGACGCGGTCGTGCTTCGTGACGAGCGGCGCGAGCGCCCGCTCGAACTCGCGAACGGGGTCGGCCAAGTACTTGTACGACGGCGCGAACCATCCGACGCGACGGCCGGCGCAGGCGGTCTCGATCGCGAGCTGGATGCCGAAGGTGGTCTTCCCCCATCGCCGCCCGATCTCGAGGACGGAGAACCGCGCGAGCCGGCGGTAGACCTCACGCTGCGACGCGTGGAGGACGGACTCGAGCGACGGGAGACGGACGCGCAATCACGCGGACTCCGCGAGGCCGAGCTTCGGCTCGATGCGCTCGATCGTCACGACCTGCTCGGTCACGGTGCTGTCGTGCTTGTCGCGTTGCCCGAGGTACTGCTTGCCGAGCCAGATCAACATCGCGACGTTGCCGTCCTTCGCCTTCTCGTACTGCCACCGTCGAAGGCTCATCCGCATCGTCTCCATCCCCTGGCGCATCTCGAGGCGGAACCGCTTCTGTAGCGTTCGCACGGTGCAACCCATGACGGCGGCGATCTCCTCCTGCGTGCATCCGATCGAGGAGAGCGCCTTGACCTGCTTCGGGTCGATGTCGAGTCGCGGCCGGCCGCGACGAGGAGTCGAGTCAGCCATCGTTTGCCTCGATGTCTGAAAGCGCCGGGGTCGGAGTTGCACCGCCCCTTACCGACTGGAGGTCGGTCGTGCCGCTAGCAGCACTTCCGGCGCGCTTTGGGTATGGCTTCGCGAGCGGCCTCAGTTTAGCACGCATCTCTTCGTCAAGTGGCATGAGGTACTTGTGCTTGTCTCCCTGTTTGACTCTTTCAACTCTCGAATCGGACATATTCAAACCAGGGAACGACGTCCGAAGTGCTTTCGCGTGCCACACTTTCCCCTGAAATCGCAAGGCATCGACGCCCTTCGATTTCCCGCAGTAGATCCAGTTCGTCGCCTGATAGACGCCGCCATGATGGCCTTGTGCTTCGTCGGCATAACTCACGACGAGTCGAAGTTTCGGATGCGTTCGTTTCAGAAATGCCAAAGCGATTCGGATGATTCGAGATACTGGCGTGAGGTGTTGTCTGCAAAGTGCGATCCTGGTCAGTTCGCAGCATTGATAGATGGAAAGACCATACGGCGAGCCGATCTGCGGATTAGCACCATGACCGAAGACTACGACACCGATGTATTCGCCTTTCTCCCATGCTCCAACGGCAACGCGTTTTTGCAGTGATGAAGGGAGGCACTTGCTGTAGTGCCACCTCTCGCACGCAAACTTCGCGGCTTCATGCGAGCACCAGTCGAGACGAAGTTCAGGGCGTGAAGTCATGACCGCAGCTCGGGCAGGTGACGGAAGCCTTCTCGTCGAGCTTTCCTTGATCGTCGATCGTGGCTGGCTCGAAATCGGGAACCGCGAGCGCGGCGATCTCCTCGACCGTGAAGCCCGTCGCGATCGCGAGGTCGTCGTCCTCGATCTGGAGCGCCGCGAGCGTCTGCGCGAGCGCGTCGTCGTCCCACTCGGCAAGCTCCGCGGTGCGGTTGTCCGCGATCGCGTACGCCGTCGCCTCCGCTCCCTTGAGGTCGGTGCGGACTATGGTGACCTCCTTCCACCCGAGCGCCTTCGCCGCGGCGAGCGTGCCGTTGCCGGCGCGGACCACGCTGTCGGCGTCGACGACGAGCGGCTTCTGCTGCCCGAACCGCGCGAGGCTGGCCTTGATCGTCGCGAGGTTCTTCTCGCCGTGCCGGCGGACGTTCGCCGGATCGAACTGGACGGAGTCGATCGGTACGCGTTCAGTTCGCATCGTCTCTCTCTCCTACGCGTACGGGAGTCCGTCCGCTATGGCCTCGGCGAGCGGCATGACGCGCTCGCCATCTCTCGGTTCCGGCTCGGTGACGCAGACCTCGACGATCTGCCCGCTACTCACGACGGCCCAGAGCATGGACCGTCCTCATCGGCTACCCGCCGAGGATCTCATCCGCCCGCGCCCGCGTGAGGAGACCGACGGAGACGAGGTAGTCCATGCCGGCGACGGTGACGGGGTCGTTGTTGAGGATCTCCTGCGCCGCCGTCGCGAGCTGCGCGAAGTCGGCGATGGCCGCGTCCGTCTGCGCGGCGGCGCGGAACGACGCGCGCTCGGCCGGCGTGAAGCGGTTGAGGAACTCGAACGACGAGTAGCAGACCTCGATCATCCTTGCATCCAGACCGCGGGAGCCGACCCGCTTCCGAAGAAGGTGACAGCGGGAACGCTCGGCAGGGCTCCCGTGATGTTGTTGACGTAGATGTAGCCGTACGCGGAAGACAAGTTCGATACGTGCGCGATGGCGGTGAGGTTCGCCTGGCTCATCGCGCGCCATGCGGTCTGCGTCGTCTGATTGACGAACGCCGCCCAGTATTGCACTCCCTTGCTCAGCGTAAGCGAGACTGCGGCCGACTTGTATCCCGTCGTCGATCCGAGGAGATCACCGCTATCGACGAGCGGAGATCCGGTCGGATAGCCGTCCGAATCGCTCTCGTAGAAGCCGACCCTGCACTTCGCCGTCGCGTTCGCCGTCGTGACGACCGCGCCTATCGCGACCATCGTCGTATCGTAGGTCGCGACGAACGGAACGAAATACAGACGGTTCAGCGAAGGCGTAAGCGTGCTTATGGTGTTACTGACGCCGTTGTACGCGATCCGATAGGTTCCGGACTTGAGCGCGATGCCTGGCACCGATGGCGAGAATCCTCCGCCGCCTCCGCCGCCGCTCGGGGTCGCCCACGATCCATCACCGCGGAGGAATGTCGTCGCGTCCGCCGTCCCCGTCCCGAGCCGCGCGCTCGCGATCGTCCCGCTCGTGATGTCGCTCGCCGCGTGCGTGTGCGTCGTCGGGGTCCGCGCATCCGAGAGGCGCGAGTCGTTCCCCTGGCAGATCGTGCCGGCGGTCGTCCCGAAGCTCGCCGCGATCGTGCCGCTCGAGGTGATCGTCCCGCCCGTGAGTCCCGTGCCGGCGGTGATCGACGAGACGCCGCCACCGCCACCGCCGCCGCCGCCCGTCGATTCGAGCTTGCCGTCGGCGTCGATCGCCAGGCCGGAGCCGAGCGGGATCGAGTTCACGGGAGGGAAGTAGCGGAGTCCCATCAGGCGAGCCTCATCCGGATCTCGTTCGCGTTGCAGAACTCAAGGAGGTCGTCGACCTTGACGCGCCGCGTCGCACCGACCTGCCTCGATGGTAGCCGTCCCTCGTCGATCCACCGACGCACGGTCTCGAGCGGCATATCGACGGCCTTCGCGACCTCGGCGAGCGCGAGTCCGTCGAGCTCGGGGTCGGGCGCGTTCGCGTACTCGCCCATGCGGTTCGCCTTCGCGAACTCGAGCACCGTCTCGCGACGGAGCCGGCGATGCGCGGAGCCCGGAATACGCCAGGCCGCGATCCGTCCCTCGTCGACCCATTGACAGAGGAGGCGCTGCGAGATGCCGAGCATCCGACTCGCCTCGCCCGATCCGACGATGTCGGGGTTCGTCGTGACGCAGCCTCGTCTCACGGGAGCGGCCCCACCGGAAGCGGATCGTCCTCGGAGACGAACGACGGCGGGACGAGGTACCAACCCTCGGGGATGTTCAGTCGCGTGCCGCTGTCGCGCCACTCGCCCTCGAACTGGTACCAGACGCGGATCTTCGCATTAGGTCCGACCCGCAGGAGGCTCCCCTCCTCGACGAGCACGGTCCTGGCGCAGCCGCTCGCCGATGCGATCGCCGATGCGGCGCAGGCGAGCACGATCAGTCTTCGCGTCGTTCGCGACATTGCCTCTCTCCATTCTGGAAGCGATCCATTCGAGCACCTCGCGCGCGAGCGCCGCGAGGAACGCGATCACGCCTTCTCCGCGTCCCGTGCCTTGATGAGTCCGACGCCGGCGACGACGGCCGCGATCGCGGTCGCGAAGTCGGGCGCGGTCGTCGCGTCGCCGTCGAACCACGCGACGAGGACGCCGCCGACGGCGACGAGGATGGCTCCGATGCCTGCGATGGTGGTGTTGCGGTTGTTCATGTCAGTCCCAGCTTTCGGAGAGGTCGATCGACATCGCGGTGATGCTCACGGTCGAGGTGTTCGAGGAACCCACCCAGATCGACGACATGGGCGCGGCGGGCAGACGGAACGGCGAGCTCGCGCTGTGAACGTGCAGGATGCGCGGCGAGTTGGTCTCGTCGTTCGAAACGACGAATCCCGCCGCGGCTCCGAGCGCGACCTTTCGGACGCGGTTGTCGCCCGGGAAGAGCTGCAGACGCTGAATTCCCGATCCGCCTGGTCCGGTGAATGGTCCGTGATATTCGATCGCCATCAGTCGTCGTCCTCCTCGTCGGTCTCCTCCTCATCGGCTCCGTCGATCTCCGCGATGCGGGCGGCACACCACCGGAGGAGACCCTCGACGGCGAGCCCGTTCCCGAACGACGCGCTCGAGACGTGGGTCTCGCGCTTCCGCCGGCCCGTCCAGACGACGAGCACGGCGTCCGCGGAGATGTTCTCGACGAGCTCGCGCGCGAGGTCGCCGACGAGGCGCTCCTCGACCTGGTGCGCGGTCTGGCGCTTCGCCGGCCTCGAGGGATCGGGCGGACGCTCGTCGGTCACCGCGCCGGCTCCACGCCGAAGCGGAGGCGGAGTCCCTTGCGGTCTGACTTCTCGATCCAGACCTTCAGCCACCACGCGCCGAGCGACTGCGGCATGAAGCCCTTCTCGACGGCCCATCCCTCGCCCTTGAGGAGATCCTCTTTGTACCCGGGAGACTTGATGTGGACCTGCTCGTCGCGGTCGACGTAGTCGCTCGCGTTGATGCGGAGGCGCGCGATCGAGAGGTACCAGTCGGTGTGCGTGTGGCCCGACCAGACGAGGTCGGCGTCGGGGTAGGCGATCGCCATCCGGTTCGACTGGATCACGCCGCGGGTCACGGGAGCCGATCCGCCGTAGCCGTGGGGATAGGCGATCGTGATCGAGCCGAGCCGCGTGCCGTTGCGCCTCACGCGGAGTCGGATGAATCCCTGATAGGTCGCGCGCTGAAGGAGCGGCGCGCGGTCGCGGAGCCGCTCGTAGAGGCGCTCCGTCAAATTCGTGTCGTTGTGCTTCGCGACGCTCGTCTCGTGGTTCCCCGGCGACATCAGGAGCCATCGGTGCGCGAAGTCGGCGTACCGCTCGGCGGCGACGTCGACGAGGCGGTCGAGGTACGGGCCGTGCCGGTATTCCTCGCGGAGCGCCGATCGGTCGGCCCGCTTGTCGTAGCGGCCTTGCATACAGTCGAAGAGATCGCCGATGTCGAGGATGAGCGCGTCGCGGACGAGCGCCTGGCGGAGGTGCTTCAGCTCGAGGTCGCGGTCGCATCCGACCGAGTCGTGGTGCGCGTCGGAGCGGAGGAGGAACCACATCGGCGACGCGAACTCCTCCCCTCCGTGCTCGAGGTCGCAGACGACGACCGACGGCGAGTGGAGGCGGGAGGAGGCGGACGCGATCACCGGCGGCCCTCCTTGAGTTCGCGTAGCCCGTGCTTCGCGAGGTCGAGCGTGAGCTCGTGGACGGATCTCGCGAGCGACTCGACGGTCGTCTCGATCCGCGCCATCCGTTCGTCGTTCGCCTTGCGCTCGGCGCGCAGGATCGCCTGGATCTCGCGGAGGTCCGACCGCAGGCCGTAGACCTGCGAGAGGAGCCAGACGACCGCGGTGACGGTCGGCACGACGACGACGAGCGCCTCGGTCACGGTCACGGCTGTTCTCCGATACGGCAGATTCGGACGGCCAGGTCGCGGACGTGGTCGAGGTCGAGGAGCGCGAATATCCGGCGGTCGCCGTCCTCGCGGAGGAGGACGACGGGAATCGCCTTGCCGGCGGAGTCCTCCTCGGCCTGCTCGTAGAACCGGAGCGCGGCGTGGGCGCGGCGGGCCTTGACCTCGAAGTGGACGCCCTCGAGCGTCGTCGCGAGGTCGGCGTCGCCGAGCTTGCCCGTCCTCTGCGCCGTCCTTTGCGCCTCGACGCCGAGCGCCGACGCGACGGCCGCGGCGGCTTCCCGCTCGACCCTGGCGCCCTTGCGTCGCGACATCGCACCCATGTGCGATCGGGATCGGCTCGCGCGCCGTTCGCCTCGCGGGCGCGTTTTACTGCGGCGAAAAAAGCCCGCCGCGGTCGGAGTGATCGCGGCGGGCCGGCAGAAGATGAGTCGGTCTACTCGGGGATGCCGAGGGCGGATCGGGAGAGCGGTACGACGGTCGCCCGCCGGGAG